AGGTGCAAAACTCACAAACGTGTTTTCTAAAAAGTTTACAGTGATTGTCGTGTCCGGTGGGAAAAAGTACACACAGACGTGGACGCACAACATGTCACGTACGAGTCCACCGGAAATTAAAGAGTTTAAAGGTGCTTCCGGTGTCGAAATCACGTTTGAACCCGATGTTTCAAAGTTTGGAGGTGCGCACATGGATGCGTTTCGAACAATCATGACTCGACGTGTATGGGACACTGCAGCGTGGTGCGGGAAAGCCCACGTCTACTTGAACACACAACGTATTCACGTCGAATCGTTTGAATCGTATGCAAAAATGCACGTCTCGGGACCGACCGTCGCGCTCGGACACGATATCGTCATTGCTCATTCGGATACGGGCAAGTTTGAACACGTTTCATACGTCAATGGGATTTCAACTTCACACGGAGGAACGCACGTTGAACGTTTCGTGAGTCAGCTCGCGGCGGCACTCCCGATCAAAGACGTTCGACCGGCACAGATCAAGTCCTCCTTGTTTGTGTTTATGCGTGCGACGCGTGACCGACCCACATTCTCGAGTCAAACGAAAACAGAGTGCACTTCGAAAGACACGACTGAGTACACGTTCAAACCAGCATCGATCAAAGCCGTCATGGCGTGTGGACTCGCGGATGACATGGCGGCGTTCCAACTCGCAAAAAACGAAAAGGAGCTCAAAAAGACGGATGGTGCGAAAAAGAACAAGATTACCGGAATTCCAAAACTCGACGATGCACATTGGGCGGGAACGCACAAGTCACACGAGTGTACTCTGATCATCACCGAGGGAGATTCGGCAAAAACATTAGCGGTCGCCGGACTCTCCATTGTCGGGAGGAACGCATACGGTGTATTTCCTCTCCGGGGGAAACCGAGGAATGTTCGCGATGCAAACACAAAGCAGTTGACCGAGAATCAAGAGTTTTCGGATCTGAAAAAGATTTTGGGTTTGCAACATGGTCGTGTCTATACATCTCTCAAAGAACTTAGATACGGGCGTTTGATGATCATGACGGACGCGGACCTCGACGGAAGCCACATCAAGGGTCTCGTGTTGAACATGATTCATCATTTTTGGCCTCAGCTTATCGACCTCGGGTTTGTCGTCGCCATGGTCACACCGGTCATCAAGGCGGGAACTGAGTGGTTTTTCACGGAGGATGCATACAAGAAAAGCGGGAACCGAAGTCATTCCGTCAAGTACTACAAGGGTCTCGGAACCTCGACGAGCGTCGAGGCGAAAGAGTACTTCAAAATGATCGATCGACTCACCGTCAAGTTTGTCCCGGATGTTCGGACGAACGAATCCATGGTGCTTGCTTTCGCCAAGGCAATGTCGGATGCACGCAAAACGTGGCTCGTGGATCACATGGCGCACCCTCCGTCTGGAATAGACTACGGACACGTCAAGTCTCTGACTGTCACGGATTTCATTCACCGTGACATGGCAAACTTTTCAGCGGAGGATATCAAACGAAGCATTCCACACGTGGCGGACGGACTGAAACCGAGTCAACGTAAAGTCATTTACGCGTGTCTCAAACGAAACCTCACCAAGGATGCAAAAGTGGCTCAGTTGAGCGGCTACATCGCCGAACACACGGCGTACCACCACGGAGAGACGAGTCTTCAAGGCACGATCATCGGACTCGCACAAAACTTTGTCGGGTCGAACAATCTTCACCTCCTTGAACCGAGCGGTCAGTTTGGCACACGTTTGATGGGTGGGAAAGACGCTGCGAGTCCGAGGTACATCTTCACACGACTGAATGAAAAGACGAAACACATCTTCGATTCCCGTGATGACGCGTTGTTGCAGTACACGCTCGAAGATGGTCAAAAGGTTGAACCGACGTTTTACCTTCCGGTGATTCCCATGATTCTCGTGAACGGTGCCGAAGGGATTGGAACGGGGTTTTCGTCGTACGTTCCACCGTACGATCCAGAGGTGTTGATCGGAAACATCAAGCACGCTCTGTCCGGTGAACCGATGGATCCCATGAAACCGTTTTTCCGAGGATTCACGGGAACAGTGGAACACACAGGAGAACACACGTGGACGCTCACGGGAACGTGGACTCGGGAAGGATCCAGGATTCACATCACTGAACTTCCACCGGGGAAATGGATTCAGGACTACAAAGAGTACCTCGACTCGTTGGATGTGAGATACGAAAACCATTCGACGGAGACAAAAGCAAACTTTTACGTCTGGACCGATATCGATGACCCGAAACAGCTCGGACTCACGAAGATGATACACACGAGCAACATGTATCTCGTCGGACCGAACGGTTCGGTGAAGAAATACGCGAGCCCAGAAGAGATTCTCGTGGACTATCTCGAAATGCGCATGGCGATGTACAAAACACGCAAAGTGCACCTGCTGAAAGAGCTGAAGCAGCAGATTGTGGAGCACACGACACGTATGAAGTTCATCACGGAGGTTGCACAGGGTCGACTCAAAGTGTTTCAGCGTTCGCGATCGGATGTTGAAGCCGACATGTCTCGTCTCGAATTTCCACACGACCTTTTGGTGTCTGTGAAAACGTACCAGTACACATCCGATGAGATTCAAGCCTCCCTGAAGACGATTCAGAAGCTTCAGACGGAGTACACGTCACTTGAAAAACAATCCGTTGCAAACTTGTGGAAACAAGATCTCGCTCTACTATAGATATGTCATCGGCGAGTGTTCAGCTGTATGCGAAAAGCCAAGAAGATGAATGGCTTACAGCACACCCGAATCAAACATACTTTGAGGCTCAGTACCCTTCACGTGAAGACAACCTCCGTGAAACGCTCGAAGTTCCGTTTGATTATCAAAACGTCACGTTTGGAACAACTGGGCGGTGTACTCTTCCCGTCAAAGGTGATTTTTTGACTCGAGTGACTGTTCGTGCGATTCTCCCTCCGATTTATCAGACGACACCGGGAACATATGTGTATCCTTCAACGTCAACATCGTTTTCAGGGGCTTTATCTGTACAAACGACGTTAAATCTTGTCGTCGCCGACGGACTGAATTTACTCGCAACAACAACGGGAAGTCACTTTTTTTCACCTGGATCTGACGTCATCTTGTCTGGAACCGCGTACTCCTTTTTCAACTTGGATGGGACGTATACTATTTCGAGCGTTCCATCTGCAAATTCGTTCGTGTGTTCAGCCGGTATCGCGGGTATTTCATATAACGGAACAGCGTCGTCCGTGGGCATTCGACCCGCGCCTGTTGTCGGGTACTACTCGACCCAAAACTTGAATCTGTGGGCGGAAATACCCGTCAACTTGCCGTACACGGCTATTGACGGACAACTCACGGATCCAGTTGTTTCACTTGTTCCGGAACAGAACATTGATGTTTTCAAGAGTACAGGAAGTAGTCTTCTCGGGGTGTATACAGTTGCGACATCGAGTGCAAATACATTCACACTCGTTGGACAATCTGTCACGGGTACGTTAGAGCTCGTTGAACAGGCGATCACGTCTGCGTACGATCCCACACAAAACAGATTTGTGTTTGAGTCTGCCGTCTACCCATCGATAACGTTTGCAAACGCACAAGACGCGGCGTTTTGGGGGTTTGATTACCTCCAGGGTCCTTCATTTCCCTTTGTGAATGGAGTTCTCACGTCCCAGTGGACTCTGATTCAAGGTGGATGGATTCAGGGATTTCTTCCACCGTCTCTTTCGGCGTATGATGACTCGGTCGCACACAAACTCATCAAAAGCGCACGCATTCTCGTCGGAAAACAAACAGTCAAGGAGTTTTCGGGGGAATACATCGAACTTCATAACGACCTCATGGTTCCTTATGAAAACAAAGCGATCCTGAAACTCATGAATGGGACACTCGATGCGACGCAAGCGACCGTCCCCCGTGAATACTATATAAGTTTGCCTCTCGGGTTTGATAAACTTCCATTGTGTGCTTTGAAATATCAACACGTCAGCGTCGAAATTGATTTCGAAGAGTATCAAAACCTTTCGAATGATCTTAATAACGGATCTGGAAACTTCTTCGATCCAGATTCGTACTTGACGTATAACGTGTCTCAAAACATTCTCGGTGGTACCGATTTCAATGTAAGTTCAACACTTTCGTATCAGCAGTACATTCTGATGTTAACAACACAAGGAGTGTTGATTGTGTACGACACAACGAAACCGATCGATGCTTCCGATTCCTACAGCGTATACACAGCTTTTGCTGGTCAGACATCTATCTTCGTCAACGTTATTATTGTCGGAAACACATTGTACATCCAGTTGTTAAATGGGTACATGATTTCAGGTCCAGTCGATGAACTTATACAAGGAAACGCGTCGTCTTTCATTTCGAACAATTACCTTCCTATGAACGTCTCGGACGCAGGTCCACCGACGGGAACTATGGTGTGTGATGCTCGGTACCTGTATTACGCCCAGACAAACGTCGCCTCGAACGTCTTTTTCGTTCGGTATGACACCACAACTCCATTTCAGCAGCTTGATGGATACACGTCATTCAATTTTACTTCAACATTCAGCTCGACAGTGACTTCCGTGTACCAGATAATTTCAACAGGAAATGAACTTATTGCGTTGACAAACACACCGGGTACATTCTATGTGTTTTCACTCTACGGCAATTTTTCATCGGAATGGACTCCTATAAGTTATGGATACGATCAGGTAACTGAAGGAGTTCTCATCGGAACAACAGTTTACTTTTTGTGGAACAACTCGGACATCTTAGTCTATTCAAACGGTCAATTTGTTCCATATTTTATAGAAACATCTTTGGGTCCCATTCAAAACCTTCACGCTGTTGGACCTATTATCTACGCTTCGGCAAATACATCATCTACTACGTCCATCATTCGGCTTGATACGACACAGGGTCTTTCGGCGTCCGGTGCGTATCAATATTACACATCAGGGAACGCGCCTTTTTCCTTTGCAGGACCTGTTCCTTCCATCTTTGCAAATGGTCCTCGGTTTCTGTACATATTCACGAGCGACCCTTCACAAATGACGAATCCGACCAATGTCGTTCGGTACGACCCGTACATATCAACGGCTCTGTTACAAACAAGTCTTCTCGTTGATTACGAAACAGGAAAGACGAAACCTACATCTGCTATCCTTCCGATTATTCAAACTCAAAATGTGACTGCAGAACAGATGAACAAGATGGAACTCCATGGTCCCATTAAAGAAGTGTGGTTCACGGGAACACCTGGTGTCACAAACGTGTATCAGTATTCAAACGTCACACAAAGTACGTTTGTGTTGACAGCAGGCGAAGAGATTGTGACTCCGGACGTTGGAACACACACATCAATGAATATAATTGCACCTTTTGAAAAACACACGTCAATGCCTGTTCGAAACGTATCCATTGTTTCGTTTGAGCACGATCCTGAAAGAGACGTACCGAACGGAACGATCAACTTTTCACGTATTAACGAACAACAAATTACCGGAAACGTGTATTCAGCATGGGCACGAAACGTCAACATTCTCACGATTCAAGGGGGTGTGGGTGGGCTCATGTTCAATTAAACTTTTCTTTTCGTTAAATTAGAGATGGTGTTTGCGCAATTCGCACACCAAGTAACGCGTCTTCAATTTCCAAAGGATGTTCACTTTGGCGATGATATCTCCATATGGATCTCCAAAGCAGGTGACATTGCACTCAGAAACATGTACCTCCGTGTAAAATGGCCACCGCAAGCGACATTCGTAGACGATTCTGCGGGAACGCGAATGATTGAGTTTGTTGAACTTCGATACGAGAATGAACTTTTGGAAAGACACTACGGTGAGTCCATCGAACTGATGAACGATCTCGAAGTTCCTCTCGGAAAACAGAGCGTGTTGACACAACTCGTGGGAAAAAACCTCACGAGCAACCTTTCGACGTATTACATTCGCATGCCGTTTCGGATCGATCTTCCCGTGTGTGCCTTGAAATCGGCTCCCGTGTTTCGAGTCAAG